AACTTGAATAACTTGTATTTTAGGATCCTCAAGGTTTAATTCTTTCAATGTATCCCAACAAGAAAAACTTTTAGCGTGCCCTCCATGTGTGTGGTCAGATTCAATAATCATAAAACCGTCTACATAATCTTTTAAGAGGTTTATTCTTAATTCTAATAATTCTTTTTCATTAAAATAAAGAAAACAATCTACTACTTTTATTTTATTCATAATATCAAAAATGAAATTTTGGAACTTTGGAATCGCCGGAAATTTTTCGGAGGCTCCGGCGACTCCAACCTTTTTACTCTTTTACTAATTCGTAATCAGACTTAGATACGCCACACTCGGGGCAAGTAACATCATCTGGTAATGAATTATAATCTTCTACTGATAAAATGTGGCCGCAGACCACGCAACGATAGTATTCCATTATACGGTCTCCAATATTTGTTTGTAAGCATTTGCATGACGCTCTTCTACTTTCTTTAGAGCAGCAAATCGTTTTTCAGCTTTACGCAATACTTGAATAAATTGCTCAGCATGCTCTTTTGATTCGGCAGCCTGTAACCTGGCTTCGGCAGCGGCTTCATTATTACCTTCAAATACAGCCTCTTTTTCAAAGTCAGGATACATTGTGGTGAATTCATAAGTTTCACCCTCAATGGCTTTTTCCAAGCATTCTTTTGTAGATGGTTTACCAATCAATAACTCTAGGTGTCCCCATGCATGAAGCAATTCTTGATTGGCAGTATGCTCAAAATGTTTTGCCACTTCTTCAAAGCCTTCTTCACGAGCAATTTTGGCGAAATAACGGTATTTGATATGTGCCTGACTTTCGCCTGCCAATGCACTTTCAAGGTTCTTAATTGTAATACTCATAACATCTCCTATAATAGTTAAAAACTAACAATATTACTTATACATAGTATATCACTATTAAGCAGTTTTGTCTAATGATATTTTTTGATTGTCGTAATCAATTTTATTGATGATGGTCCGAGTGGCAGGATTCGAACCTGCGGTCTCCTGCTCCCAAAGCAGGCGGATTAAACCAGACTTTCCTACACTCGGTCTGGCTGTCTTGGCTGGGCTCGAACCAGCGACCCAATGATTAACAGTCATTTGCTCTACCAACTGAGCTACAAGACAAAATGGTGCCGGTTGTCGGATTCGAACTGACCACCTACTGATTACAAATCAGTTGCTCTACCTAATGAGCTAAACCGGCTCGATGCTCTAACAAATTAATGCGCCGTTGAATCTTAGCTTTCTTTTTGGGTTTTTGTGTATTAGACATCAGCTCATTAAGTTGTTTAATACTTAGGCTGACAATTTTGACTTCACCTGCTTTGGTGTAACCAGGTTTCTTTCTTTGTAGTTTTGTTGCCATGATATATCACCTTAGAATATGGAGCGGTGCCACTGCTATGCTCAGGTAACATAAGAGGGTGTCTTATGTCGTGCTATCACTCACCGCATGAATAAATTGTAACATTATATAGGTTGATTGTCAATGCTCATTTGTGGTATATTTCGCCAAGCAATTGGTTCTGGTATAAGTGGTGCATCTGGATTACGAATGTCGCTAAACACTTCCCATAACTTTTCTTTTATCACAAATTTACTAAACAATCCAGTTGATACTCCATAGGCTTCTATTTCCCATGGTTCATCATAATAGTCCATGTTTTCGGTATTGATTCTTTGGCCACGCCAACGAGTGCCATATTCATTGGTTTCACCATAAACATATTGTTTGACATGAACCATTTCATGTGCCAAAGTTTCCAATATGTCATGGGAACCGGCAAGTGGATTTATCTCTATTTCAAAATAACGAGGTTTATTACTATCATTATAATCCACCACATCAGCGTATCCTAAAGCATCTAATTTTGAATCAAATTTAATTCTAACATAAATGTTTTCCAACATTTTTGGTGTCATAAGTTGTTCAGCATAAAAAAGAGCAGCTCGCTTGACAAAAGGTCTAAAGCGCTTCCTATCGGGGCATCCGACTATACTGAGTTGCATCTGAGGTTTCTCCTATGAAAACCAACCAACACTTCTCAAATATTTAGTTGTTGTATATATTTCACCTGGTGAAATGGTGGGCCGACTAGGACTTGAACCTAGGACCAAAGGATTATGAGTCCTCTGCTCTAACCAACTGAGCTATCGGCCCTAATTTTACCACGAACCATCATCTATCCATATACGGATAGTCAATGGTAGTAATTCAAGTACCAAGGCATCAGTTTCCCATACCTCATTGGTTTTATTATATTCAAAATTCAACCGCCAATGATAGGGATTAAGTTTAATGGTGATGTTACAACCAGAATATTTGAGCCAATTCATTTTAACATTTCCAAAACTGGTTCTGGAATATTCAACTGAGAGCGAATATACTTGTCTTTTAACATATCTGGAATAGTTAGATATGGTTCTTCTAACACAAACGGACAAGGACCGCCCCATTTATTTTCAGCCAAAAATGTTCTAAAGATTTCTACATCTTTTTTATTTTTGGCATCAAATTTTCTTTTTTGATTATTCAAAATTTGATAGTTATTTAACACACTCATTTCACATACTCCACATTATCTTTACGCAGCCAAAAAGTGTGTTGTAACTTTTTAGGATCGCTTTCTTTAACTACAGGAATAAAAGTTACACCTTCAATCTCTTTGGTTTCCCAATTTGAATATGTGTAATAGATATCGAGGTTCGATTTTGACCGAACCTTACGAATAAGAGGTTTCACTTTTTTCGCTTTTTTCATAATATGATTATAACATAGTTAGTGGGGGCCGTCAAGCCCCCTTTGGTTTACTTCGATTTTGGATAATTCAACTGTTCCCATTCCTCATCGGATACAGGCCACCAGTTATTCATTTCCTTTATCCTTGATGGCAATCTTTTTAATGGCATCTTGTGTTTTTACCAAAGATTCCAACCACACTTTTAACATACCATTTACCAATTCGGCATCTTTGATTTCAATCTTGTCTGCCAATGTAAATGTGCGTTGGAAAGCACGGTTTGCAATGCCTTTGAAAAGATAGTTTTCTTCTTCAATAGCATTATCTTCGGTAGAACCTTTGATTACCAGTTTATTACCTTCAAGTGTAACTTCAATATCAGACTTTGCAAAGCCAGCAACTGCCATTTCAATGACATACTTGTTGTCTTTAACTTGTTTAATATTGTATGGGGGATACGATGGAACATTCTTGGTAACGTTTTTGGTTACTTCTTCAATGTCTTTGAAGAATTTGTCGTAACCCACGGTGAATGGATCCAAAGTTTTGTGGAAGTCAAAAAGACTTGGTAATAGAGTAGTAGTCATGCTTAGTTCTCCTTAATTTAAGCGAGGTTAATCAAAATTGGCGCCTCATTGAGCACGCCACCATAAGTATACTAGTATTTATACTAATTGTCAATAGGACTGTGGTTTTTTACCAATATTATATTTTGGTATAAGTTCCCAATCGTCTTTTTCTTTGTGGGACAATATCTTAATCTGTGATAAAAAGATGGGAGGAGGGTTATCTGCCTTCTCTCGGTTGACTATTTTTACCAATCCCCAATCAGCCAATAGTTTGACAATGGCATTCCTACGAGATAAATCGTTTTCGGATATGTCAGTAGGTTTACCATCTAGTGCAAATAATTCTTTGAAATGCACAATGTAATATTTGCCTTGTTTATGTAGTATATGGCAAGACTGGTACAAAATTCTTTCTTTTTTGGATGCCACACCGATTCGAGTTAATGTTTCACGAACCTTTAGAAAATCATCTTTATCATTTAATGTTACTTCGACTAAATCTGTAATCGAGACCATTATTCTTTCACTCCGCCTTTATTTGTTCTTGCTTTTATTTCAGCGATTTGTTCATCATTAAGAATACGCAAAGCCTCTTTTGCTTTCTCGTTAGAGTAGCCAAAATACTGTTTGACACATTCTATATCTTTGTTGACCTCTGATTTCTGCCACGGTTGGAATTTCCGTTTCATTGGTCTAATGGTATTTAGAAGATACGAATATTGTAGGTCCTTTTCAAGACTAGCATTCTTATTGAGTTCATTTACATATAGAATGCAATCCATATGATATGACAAAGCTCGATTGATGATGTATGGATTATAGTCTTTATAATCTAATTCATCACGGAATACACTTTTTTTCTTTTCAAGGATTGATGGAAGAATTTCTTTGAATAAATCAGGCATAACTACTGGTCGTATAAGATTGTAGATATTTAATTTGTTCTTCAGTCAATTTTTCAACAGGCGAAATGCAAGTTTGATTGATAGGCACTAAAATTCTAGGTTTACCCCATCTATCTTTCCATTCTTGATATTGAAATTTGTCAGGTTCAACACGATATATCCAGCCATTCTCAGCCAAATCATACTTTGGATTTTCGTTTGGTATTGCAATAAAATATAATACATCTACTGATTTACATTTTTTTAATTGCCACGGTGAAAATGTAAATGATTTCTTTTTAGCAAAAGGTATTTGAGTTTTAACTTCAACTTTTTTGCCATCAACTAACAAATCTTTTTCAGAATCATATTTGTCAACTGAACTTTCAATTTGACAACCAAGTTTACTTAACATATTGATGATAATTTTTTCGCCGGCTAAGCCAAGTTCATTCATCAATTCTTCTCTAGTGACATATTTTTTCATTTGAATACACACTCCACCATAATTTCGGTTAAACAAGCGGTCATATTAATTTCATGATCCGCAACAAATGCTGATTGATATTGATACTTTGCAAGAATTAAAACGAGTTGAGGTACTGAATTTGGTTGTAATACTTCATATAAACCATCATACAGTTTACGATAGATTTTGACTGGATCGTTGTCTAGATTGTTTGTGACCCATTTACGAGCAGCAGCAAAATCTTTATCTTTGAGTGCTTTGATTAAAGCTTCAAGTTGTATATCAGCAACATTAGAGAGAATACCAGAATCAATGGTGCCAGAAACCGAGTATCGCTGAAGCTCATTAAGAATTCTTCGATTATCAGGAAAGTGTTTGGTGATGACGGATGCAACAACGTCTTTGGAGTAGGTGATTTTTTCCTGTTGAAGGATGTTTTCAACCCGCTTAAAAAATTGTGCCGCCAGTTTTGGTTTAGAACCGTTGATTTTAAAGTCGATAACAGAACAACGGGAATGAATTGGATCGATGATCCGATTTTTGAAATTACATGTGAAGATGAACGAGCAGTTTGAGGCAAATTCTTCAATGGCTCCCCGTAAAGCCGGTTGAGTTGAGTTAGGATTAAGATAATCAGCCTCATCAATGATGATAACTTTTCGGCCGCCAGCAAGAGAAACTGATGAAGCATAGTTTTTAATTTTGTTACGGAGCACATCAATACCTGATTCGTCTGAACCATTAATGATAATGTAATCGCAACCAACCTCGTTACACAATGCTTTAGCAACTGTAGTTTTTCCAACACCTGCCGTACCAGATAAAAGAAGATTTGGTATTTCTTTTCTCTTAACGAACTCCTGAAAAGTTTCTTTGATGGCATCAGGTAAAATACAATCGTCAATTGTTTTTGGTCGATATTTTTCGACCCACAATAAATGTTCCATTCACAACTCCCATAATATAATAATACAACAAAATACTACTCAATTTGGCCTTGTAAAGCGCCAACAACATCAATTTGTGATTCATCAACTACAATATTACCTGTTGTTAATCCAATGACTGTTTTATCTTTCATTTCACCATCAGGTAAAACAAAAACAACTACAACATATTTTGAATTAACAGCAACACGTTGTTGATTACTTGCATCTGTAAAATATAATAACATTATTATTCCTCAAGTTTTGTTTCTTTGGCTTCAAAAGCAATCCAATATTGAATATCATCTTTAGTATTTTTGAAATGCCCAATACCTTTAAAAGAAATTTGAACTTGATAATCACCTGGAATTAGTTTAATATTCTCTGTTTTAAAAATAATGCTATATTTTTTCCCGTCACCTTGTCCCAATTTTCTAGAAAAAGTGTGT